TCGAGAAATCATTACCAAGTACCGCAACAAGATTGAACAATCACGCCGTTGGAGGCGTGAAGAAAACTACGACGATACATGGACACGAATGATCGACATGTACCGTGGCAAGCATTTCCGCACAGCTTCAGAAGAAGACCGTCTGCTTGTAAACATTGCTTTTGCAACTATCAACGTTATTGCTCCTGGGGTCAGCGTTAACTACCCAAAGATTACCGTGAACGCAAAACGTCACGAAGATGCACCACGTGCTGTAATCACAGAAGAGATTGTGAACTATTGGTGGCGTCACTATGACTGCCAAAAGGAATTCCGTCGTGCAGTAAAAGACATGCTTGTACTTGGACACGGTTGGGTAAAGACCGGTTACCGCTTTGTTGAAAAGGAAGACGGATCATACGATACGGCTGACGAACTTGCAGCACCAGAGTCAATTACCGAAAGTGAATTGATTATCACCGAAGACCGTCCGTTCATCGAACGTTTATCTCCGTTTGACATCTTTGTGGACGCAGATGCAACATGCATGACAGACATGAGGTGGATCGCACAGCGACTCCGCCGTCCTTTGGAAGATGTCAAGAAAGACAAGCGATATAATTCTGCTGCACGTGAAGTTGCAGCGCCATCACATTACAGCAAGTACGGCCAAGAAGGATATACACCACGCCGTTCTGAAAGCCCAGAAGATTCATACGTTGAAATCTGGGAGTTCTACGATCTAGATCGTGGACTGATGTCAGTGTTCTGCGATGGTGGAGATAAGTTCTTGGTTAACCCAACCAAGATCCCATTTGCTTTCGGTCACCCATTTGTGATGCTTCGCAACTACGAGGTGCCAGAGTACTTCTACCCAATTGGTGAATTGGAAGCAATTGAACCGTTGCAAATGGAATTGAACGAAACTCGTACACAGATGATGAACCACCGTAAGAGGTTCTCACGCAAGTGGTTGTATAAGGAATCAGCATTCGATGCTGATGGTCGTTCGGCCTTGGAGTCCGACGAGGACAACGTAATGGTTCCTGTTATTTCTGAAGAAGCATTGAGCGGTGTTATCACACCGATGCCAGCAGTAATCAGCCCACCAGAGTTCTACAACCAGTCTGAACTTATCTCACAAGATATCGACCGTGTGTCTGGTGTATCTGAATACCAGCGAGGCTCTCTCCCGGAGATTCGTCGTACGGCCACAGAAGCGGGCATTATCCAAGATGCTGCGAACGCACGTTCTGCAGACAAGCTTGCAATTATCGAACGAGCAATTGGAGACTGTGCACGTCGTCTGGTGATGCTTGCCCAGGAATTTATGACTGGCGAACAAGCAGTTCGTTTGGTTGGCAAGGGCAGCGAACAGATGTGGATCAGTTTTGACCGTGACTACATCAAGGGTGAGTTCGACTTTGAAGTTGAAGGCGGCTCGACTCAACCGGTAAACGAATCATTCCGTCGTCAGATGGCAATGCAGGTTGTGGACGCAATGGCACCATTTGCAAGTGCTGGAATTATCGACATGCCAAAACTTGCAACATATGTGTTGCAATACGGTTTTGGTATCAAGTCTGCATCTGGGTTTATTACCCAGCCACCTCCTCCTGAGCCACAGCAGGCACCAGCTCCGCAGGAGCAGATGCCACCAGAGGCAATGCCTCCACAAGGTCTACCACCAGAAGCAATGATGCAGGGAATGCCACCACAAGGTGACATGGGTGGCTTGCCACCTGAACTTGCATCACTTCCGCCTGAGTTGTTGCAGCAACTCTTGCAAGGTGGTGGAAACATGCCTCCTGGCATGTAACGGAAATACCCCATTTATAGAGCAACCAACAAAGGACTCAAACAGCGATGAGCGACATAATTAGCAATGAAGTCGAAGCCGACTTGGCCCCTGCAGAGGGACAACCACAGGAAGTTAGCGATGTAGTTGAAAACCTCAGCGAAGCGGAAATTGAACTGCTTCCTGTTGATGAGTTCGGTGACAAGTATGTCTCCGTTCAAGTCAATGGTGAAGACGTAAAGGTTCCACTCAAAGAGGCGCTTTCTGGATACCAGCGTCAAGCGGACTATACCCGTAAGACACAGGAACTCAGCGAGCAACGACGCCAATTTCAATTTGGTGCTGCTTTGCAAGAAGCCTTGCAGAACAACCCTAAAGAGACGTTGGACTTACTTTCCAAGCATTATGGTATGGGAGAGCAACCTTCATCTGATGAAGAACTCTTACTTGATCCAGTTGAAAAGCAGTATAAGCAGTTAGAACAACGAGTCCAGGCTTTTGAACAACAAAAGGCGATGGATGAGTTGGAGAGAACTGTTGAATCGTTGCAGAACCGATACGGCTCTGATTTTGATGCTAATGAGGTTGTTGCCAAAGCTCTTGCTTTGGGTTCAACGGATTTAGAGGCTGTCTACAAGCAGATTGCTTTTGACAAGGTTTATGAGGACGCACAGGTTGTGCGCAATCTTCGTGAGAAGAAGGCGCAGGAAACAGCCCAGATTACTCAGGCTAAACGTCAAGCAGGTGTTACCGGGACAACCACATCTTCTTCAACGGCTGATGTATCGGCAAAACCAATCACATCATTACGAGAAGCTTTTGAAGCCGCAAAACGGCAACATAGCGTCTAACAACCTAAGGAGAAATCATGTCAAACCCAAACTTTGACCAGTTGCTCTCAACTACGCTTGCTAACTACCGCAGCCAGTTGACCGACAACGTGTTCACAGCCCGCCCACTCACCTACTTCCTCATGGACAAGGGTCGCATTCGTATGCTTAACGGCGGTACGAAGATCATCGAACCTCTTATCTACGGTAAGAACTCAACTGTTGCTTCGTACTCAGGTTACGACACATTGAGCCTGACCGCACAGGACGGCATTTCAGCTGCAGAATACGATTGGAAGCAGTACGCTGCTTCGATCGCAATCAGCGGTATCGAAGAAGCCAAGAACAACGGCGAACAGGAAATCATCAACTTGCTCGAAGCCAAGATCATGCAGGCAGAAGAGTCAATGCGTGAATCGTTCAACCAGATGTTCTTTGGTGACGGAACCGGCAACAGCGGTAAGAACTGGAACGGTCTTGGAAACCTCGTTGAGGCTTCAGGAACCGTTGGCGGTATCAACCGTGCAACAGCAGGCAACGAGTACTGGCGTTCATACGAGGAAAACACCGCAGGTGCTTTGACCCTCGCACAAATGAACACGGCTTACAACACCGTTTCTGTTGGTAACGACCATCCAGATATGATTCTTACAACTCAGGGTCTCTATGAGAAGTACGAGTCATTGTTGCAACCACAGTTGCGTTACACCGACACCAAGACTGCAGATGCTGGATTCCAGAACCTGTTGTTCAAGGCTGCTCCTGTAACCTACGACGTGCATTGCACCGCTGGTGTTATGTACTTCTTGAACAGCAAGTACATCACCCTCGTTGGTCACTCAGGCAAGTGGTTCTCACAGACTGAGTTTGTGAAGCCAGAGAACCAAGATGCTCGTTATGCACTTATCATGTGCTACGGCAACTTGACTGTGCGTAACGCAGCTAAGCAAGGAAAGCTCACCGCTAAGACTGCTTAATTGCAATTGATATTGGGGGTGTGGCTTTCGGGCCCACCCCCTTTTCAAAGGAGACAAAATGCCAGTTAAATATTCAATTCTTTCCAGCCATGCGGATGCAAGTCCAAAGTCTGGCACGAAGACCTCTGTTTACCCAAAAGGTAAAAGTGGTAAGCAAGTGAAATCAAAAGCCAAGAAAAAATACTAGGAGATAATCATGGCAATGTACCGTGAAGGTGAATACGCCGCTGGCGCATCAACCACAAAAGGAAATCAGAAGAAGGCTGCCAAGCAAGTAAAGAAGGCTATGGCTAAGTCTGCTGCAACAAAGAAGGCTGCAAGCAAGAAGGCTGCAGGTGCAAAAGCTACTGCTGGTCGTGGCTTCAACCCAACAATGCCAAGCAAGCCAAAGGGCTACAAGGCACCAATTAAAAAGGGTAGTCGTCAGTCATAAGTGAATTTACATCCCTTCCTCGCTCCCACGGGGAAGGGAATGTAACAAATCGGCCTAGATGTGATGATTAAAAACTCACAGCCAGCCCATGCCTATTACGGACAACCAGTATCTGGTCAACGTCTAGCCCACGTACAGGGAGCAAAGATTGCTCCTGCAAGCGCACCATACATTGGGCGTAATCGCTGTATAGCGAACGACGATACCTGCGAAGGTCCAAAAGCCAAAGGAACCGACTTTTGTGTTGGGCACCTAAGGAGCCAGGGGGCTGCTAAATGATTAGCCTAAACAAATTGAGGGATCAGGTCCGCTCGATGGCAGACCTTGATGAAGCCGATTTGCCGAACTCGGTTATTGACCAGTTTGCCCGTGAAGGGTTTGAACGCATTTACATGCTTGAACGCCGTTGGCCTTTCTTGCAGAAGTCTTTTACTTTGACAACTGTGGCCGGAACACGATCGTACACGATCGAGAACATTGGCGATATTCGTGAGATTATTTCTGTTGTCGACACATCAACATCTGGTAATCGTATGACACTTATTGCTTATGATGATGCAGAAGAGATTTGGCTTGGGAACACGGATGTTCCCAGCCGACCATATTTCTTTTCTATCTGGGAAGACAAGATTCATTTCTGGCCTAAGCCAGATAATGCATATCCAATCAAAGTCCGTGTGTACCGCAATCCTAGTTATGATTGGCTGGATTCACCAGATGACGATATTGACTTGGATGAATGGTTCCATTCATTGTTGCCATACTTTGTGTTGTCACGTGTGTATCAGCGTCAGGAAGACGCAGAACTTTCTGCAATGTACTTGCGTTCCTTTGAGGAAGGTGTTGGTCTCGCACGTCGTGACTTGATGAAAGCCTCTAGTGCTCGTCCGGCAATCATGTCTGCTGGTAAAGAGTATCCAACTATGCGTCGTTGGTTGCAGACGCTTGGGGCGACACTTGGGCAATGAGCAACGTATCTGTTGAACGTTTTGATGACTTTACTGGTGGACTGAATCTTAGAGCAGATCAGTTCCAGTTAGCTCGTAACGAGTCACCTGACATGTTGAACGTGGAGATCGATCCACGTGGTGGAATCTTTAGCCGTGGTGCAATGCGTGAGATTAACACGACGCCAGTTATTGCATCTGGTGATTGGTTGCCTCATCGTCTATTTGCTTTTCAGGGTGCAACACCAAACTTGATGCTTACGACCACAAGCCGTGTTTATAGGTCAACCGGTGGGAACTTTACAGTATTGGAAAGTTCTGCTGGTGTTGCTGTTCAGCCAGTTCAATCACATGGTGCGTGTTTCGCACAGTGGGATAACACGTTGTACATGGTTATGGGAACTGCTGGAAACGGTGGTTATAGTTGGTCTTCTGGCGATGCGTATGCTACTGCGTTAACAGCGTCTGGAACTGCTCCTCATGCTTGGCAGGCAGCACCTGCGCCAGCAGAACACAAGATTCCAACAGCACAACACATTCTTGTGCATGCAAACAGAATGTTTGTTGCAAACACCCATGAAGATGGTGTTGCTTATCCGAACCGTGTTAGATGGTCAATTGAAGGTATTCCAGATAACTGGATTCAAACTGACTACATTGATTTCAATGGTGGTGGAAATGGCATTAAAGCCATTGCCAGCGTACAAGGGCAACTAGTTGTATTTAAGGACAATGCAATATATGTTGTTTATGGTTACGACTCTGAAGACCATCAGATTGTTCAATTGTCTTCTAAGCTTGGCTGTCAGAGTCACGACTTTGTTGTGCAGTCTGAAACTGGTGTGTATTTCTATTCGCATCCACAGGGATTGTTTTATTACAACGGTTCTCAAATTATTGACTTATTTGACAACTTGAAGTCAATGTTTCCGTTAGGTCATGTGAACTTTGCTGCAGATGAACAGATATCTGTATCCTATGTCAACCGCAGAGTATGGTTGTCTTTGCCTTATTCCAAAACAACAAATGCAACTACACCTACGGTGTCGTTTGTTTATGACCCGTCTATTGATGGTGGGTCATGGATTGCACATCAGTCGGCTGATGGTTATGCACCGATTGGCGGAACAGACTTTACGCCATCTGATGGTGTGACTAAGTACTACATGATTCATCCGACAAAAGCACGGGTTTTGAATGTTGATCTTTTTGATGATGAAAAAGATTTAATCAATGGAGTCGAGTTGGGTTTTGGTAGTTACTACCGAACTGGTTGGGTTGATGGTCGTTCTTATTCTGCAAAGAAAATGTTTAGGCGACCTGACTTTATTATGAAGCAGGTTGACACTGCACGTTCTGTGAACATCAAGGTATTCCACAATTTTGAGGAAGCAGATGGAAACGAACGGAAAGTGTTCAATATTTCACTTGGACCATCATCAACGGGAATGTTGTGGGGTTATGGTCAATGGGGAGTTGACAGTTGGGGAGTTGTTGCACAAGGTGCACAGATTATGCGTGGGTCAAATCTTGGACTAGCCAAGTCTGTCCAGTTGCTTTTTACAGGACCTAATGGTTTGTATTGGGGTATTGACAGCATCTCTTACAAATTCAATACACGAAAGATTAGCGGATGATTAACGATATCCAAATCCCTGCTGTATCAGCACTTACATCTGTGGACGCAATTGCTATTCGTAGCATTGTCAATGCGTTGTTGTCCGAAATTATCAAGTTGCAAAAGGATGTTGCGAGTCTAAAGGAGCAACAGACTCAACGCAAGAATTATTACAAGGAGAAAAGATAATGGCATACGATCCAAGTGCATACGAAGCACGTCGTCGTGCGTTAATGAACAACTATGCATATTCTGGTGGACAGAATGTGTATCAAAGATTTCTTGACGCACAGAATGCTCAGCGTCAATTTGCTGACCTGAATACACAGTTTGAACAACAGGCACCAAAGGTTGTCTCCGGCTGGGGCCGTCGAGGCCATGTTGGACCGAATGTCCAGTCTGGTGCTTTCCGTAAAGCAATGTCAGACTTTGCAAAGAACCGTGCTAAGACAACTGCTGAAGCGCAGCGTGGCATGAACCAGACAACACAGATGTTTGATTTAGAACAACGTACACGTGAAGATTCTTATCGAAATGATTTGCGTGACTTGGAAATGGAAAAAGCAAGAGAGATTGATGCGGCAGCTCAAGATTTGTTGCGTTATAGGGCAGGAGTATAACAATGGCAAATGAAGCGAATAAAGGATCACAAACTAAGAGCAAGTCTGCATACAAGGCTGTAAAGGTTTATCCGACAACACCTGGCACGAAGTATGCACCTGTTGTAGGTTTTGACCCAACTACGGCACGTGGAGCGATGGACCGCATTGAACGTGCTTCAGAAATAAACGCAGCGCAAGAAGCTGGTTTGCCTGGGTTTTCTTTTGGTGCCTCTACACTTCCAGAACGACAGGCTTACATGAACCAGTACATGAATAATCCTGCTGACACAATTCTTGGTAATGGCAAGATTGACTTTGACCCAACTGGTGGTTTGGGTTATGGTGGTGGTGGCGGAGGATCTGGTATGTCATCATCGGACAAACTTGATTGGGCTAAATGGCAATACGAAAAATCTGGTTTGGATCAAGCAGCCGAAGCAAAGAGAAAAGCTTTGGCTTTGATGCAAGGACAACTTGCTGGTGGTTACCGTGGGAACATTGATGACATGTTGCAACGCATCCGTGAGATGGGTGCCAGCGCAGAAGGTGATATCAGTTCTGCATACGACAGAGCACTTGGCAATATCCGTGGTGGATATGGTGAAGCGACAAAGATGATGGGAACTGGTTACGATGCTCTAGACGCTTATCTGAACCAGAACAACTCGAATCCTTACGCTGGGCTTGTGGCCGCAGCTCAAGGTCAGGTTCCTGATTCAATGAATTACCTGCAGGCTTATGGTGCGCCCACAGCAGATGTG